GTACTTTGGATAAAAATAGTTTTTATTTACAAGAGTGGGGTAAAAATAATTTTATTGGAGAAATAAAAAATTACCAAGAAATCTTGGGAAATTGGTATTTATCAAATAGTTTAAATATAAAAGAATTTTCAAAATTATTTGAAAAATTGGATATTTATTTAAAAAATGGGTTTATTTATGAACATCGACTTTACAAAATGCATGTAGATTCAATAACTGATAAACTTATTTATAAATTTTCAAGTTATGATGAAAATAATTTTGATGAAATTTATTGTGAAAAACAACGTGGTATTATAAATATTTTTAGTACACATCAGATAAACCAATTAATGTCTATAGATTGAATTGGAATCAATACATATCCATTCTTTTGGGAAATAGTTATTTTTCACTTTTTCTATAACACTCGCTTTACCTAATATTGATCCAAAAAAATATTTCGATATATCACTACCATAAACAACACATTTATTTATATTTTTATTTAAATAAGCACCCCACCATCCAAGTGTAGAATGACATATAATATTATGATTACACAATGACATTAGCCATAAATCAATATAATCATTATTATTGGAAACGTATATTAAATTATCAATATTTTTCAAAATGGCATGTGATTGATCAATATCATCTGAAAATACATAATAATTTATATTTTTTTGATTGTTCTTTTGGTTGTTTTTTTCGATTACATTTTCATTTATGTATTTTATGGCATCTTGAAAATAGTCGGATTTATATGATAAATTTGCACCCCATTTTAATCTTAAATGAATTGAAATATTAATGTTGTTATCTGTGTCAAAAATCGTTGGATATTTAATTTTCATATAGTCAGTCGATTTATTATCTGGACTGAATAAATTTTGAATGGTTTTTTCATATTCATTAAAATAAAATATTGATTGTAAATAACTATTTTTTATCAAGATATTTTGCGTTTTATTGTCAATTATGGTTTGAATTAATTTTTCATCATATATGTGTGGCTGTGTTTCTTTTAAAATAATATCATAATCGATGTCAGTAGTTAAATGGTTGGTATTTGTAGTATAATTTGTATGATCTATATTTTCCCATAAATTTCGAAATATTGTTTTTTCATAATCGTTTAATTCAAACGTTTTTAATTTATTTACAAGAATTTTTAAAAAATTATAATTATTTTTTATATTGTATTTTTTTGTTAAACAATATTGAAAACTTAGTTGATATAATACATTACCAAGACCTGTATTATATTTACACAAATCGTCACTGTCAATTGATGTTAGTTTCATTGATAACATTTTTCTTCAATATAATTATCACAGAATATATTATTATGAACAATTTTAAATTATCAAGTGAATCAACCGAAAAATTTGGTTTCTTAAAAAGTATGGGCCAACATCAAATATACAATTATGATGTAACAAAACATCCATTTATCAATTATTTTATTAATTTGTATGAAGAATCCAACTTGGAATATTTACATTTAAAATCAAATGATTATCATTATTTGAAAAATAAATTAGATTTAGGAGTTTTAAACGAAATAGATACTGATTTGCATAAAAAATTTTATAATGATATTAAAATTAATACTACGTTTAAAAAATTATATGTCACATTTATTAAAGATATCTACTCCAAATTTTTCCCAAATGAACAATTTATGATATTTCAAAGTTTCCCAAGTGTTCGATTCCAATATATGGATAGTGTTGCCGTTCCCCCACATAAAGATTCAGATGATTTAAGTAATCATCCACTTGGAGAAAAAAATTTTATCATTCCAATTACAAAAATGAGCAACACAAATTCACTGTATATTGAATCTGAACCAGATAAAAAAGATTTTGAAAATATTAAACTAAATCCAGGCGAATTATTTTATTTTAATGGTAATACTTGTACTCATTATAATATGCGAAATAAAGAAGGGAAATTACGTATTTCCCTTGATTTTCGAATTATTTTATGGGAGGATTACTACAAATATATGAAATCCAATCAAATAAAAAAAACAAATCCACGTGATATTCAACGAAATAGAGAACCAACAATTATGCTGGTTGGGAAGTATTATCAATGTTTTCATAAATCATCATCAATCAAAGATATGATGAATTGGTATAAAATGGTTCCAATTATGCAACATAGACCAACATTCGAAAAAGAGGAAGCAGACGAAGTTTATAAATATATGTTGGAAGATTCATTTATTACAGAGTATAAAAAAACCATTGAATTGGAAAACATTATTTGTTCCCACCTAAAATGTAAACATTGCGTTATGACAACAAGTGGTACATGTTCTATCATTTTAGCACTAATGTCTCTCAATTTAAATAAAGATGACGAAGTCATTGTTCCAAATTACACAATGATTGCAACAATAAATGCTGTTAAATTTTTAAATTTAAAACCAGTCATAATAGATGTTCATCAAGATACGTTTACACTGGATGCTTCTGAAATAAAAAAACATATTACTTCAAAAACAAAAGCCGTAATTCATGTATCATTAAATAACAGATATACAAACATGACAGATATACAACAAGTTTGTAAAAATAATAATATTATTTTAGTCGAAGATAGTGCTCAATCACTTGGATGTAAAATAGATGGAAAGTCATTAGGTACGTTTGGGAAAATCGGATGTTTTTCTCTGAGTACCCCAAAAATTATCAGTACTGGTCAAGGCGGATTTTGCGTAACCGATGATGATGAATTAGCAACAAAAATGAGAATGATTAAAAATTTTGGGAGAAAAGAAAGTGGAAAAGATAATTTCGAGTTATTTGGAATCAATTTTAAATTTACAGATTTACAAGCAGTGATTGGAATAGAACAAATGAAAAAATTAAGTTTTCGTGTTGAAAGAATGAAAAAAATATATTATTTATATTACAATGAATTAAAAGATATTGTTAAAATGTTACCATCATTATCGAATGAATGGATACCATGGTTTGTTGATATATATCTAGAAAAAGATTATAAAATAGAACTAATGGATTTTTTAAAAAAACATAAAATATCCACGCGACTTGTTTATGGTGAAATTAATAAAACAAATATGTATTATTCAACCGAAATATTTAAAAATAGTCATTATGTGAGTGAACATGGATTATTTTTACCATCTTTTATTACAATTACTGATAATGATATTCATCAAATATGTAAATTAATAAAATTGTATATCACTGGGAAAAAAATGAAATTAAATCTATAAAATCCAAGTCATTTTTTTATAAAATATTAAAATATCTAAACTATATTATAAAATATGCCAACAATACCAACATCCATTCCCCTTTTCAAAGTATTCATGAGTAAAGACGTTCTCCAACCAGTTAACAACGTCCTAATGTCAGGTTATGTCACCCAAGGCCCACAAACTGCTAAATATGAAAAAGCACTTCAAGAATTTATTGGAAATCCATATGTCCTCTCTCTCAATTCTGCCACCGCCGGTCTTACTTTAGCTCTTCGTCTTTTAAAAAATACTGATTCATCCTTTAATTGGCCCGGATTCGATGAATCTACTGATATTGTATTGTGTCCAGCTCTAACTTGTTTTGCCACTACTGCTGCCATTATGTCAAATAATGTACAAATCAGATGGCTCGATGTTGACCCAAATACCTCCAATATTTCTTTAAACGATTTAAAAAATAAATTAAATGCCCATACAAAAGTCATTTATTTAGTTCATTGGGGGGGAAATCCAGTTGATCTAGACGCACTGGATGAAATCTGTGAACAACATAAATTGAAATTTGGATTTAAACCAATGGTTGTGGAAGATTGCGCTCACGCATTTGGCGCGACTTTTAATGGAAAACGTGTTGGTAGTAGTCATAATAACATATGTGTATTTAGTACACAAGCCATTAAACATTTAACAACAGGTGATGGTGGTATTATAACATTTCCAAATAAACAATTGTATGATCGATGTCGTTTATTGCGTTGGTATGGAATTGATCGTGACAAGCGAAATTACAAAGGAAAAGATTTTCGATTGGAAAATGACATTACGGAATGGGGATATAAATTTCATATGAATGACATCAATGCCACTATTGGTTTACACAATTTACCCCATATTGAAGATTTACTCAAAAAAAATATTGCCAATGCCACATATTTTGATACACATTTAACTGGAATAACAGATTTAAAAATTAACACAGTATGTAAACAAGCTGTATCTGCTTATTGGTTATATACAATTCGCGTTTTAAATGGACGAAAACATGAATTTATGACAAAAATGAAAGAGATGGGAATTATGACGAGTCAAGTTCACAATCGAAATGATATTAATTCTTGTGTCAAACAATTTCAAGAACCATTGCCCTATTTAGATCAATTGGAAAAAGAATTAGTTTGTATACCAGTTGGTTGGTGGGTCACGGAACAAGAACGTCATCATATTGTTCAATCAATCAAACAAATTTTAAATTGAAACTATTGAATTCATAAAACTATAAAACCATTAACCATAAATTTATAAAACCATTTTTTAATTGTGTTATAAATTTGATTTTTTTGTTTTTATTTAATTTTCATTAATAATATCTGTCTAATCGATTGATTGACTATGTTACCTGTGTTACGTCGTTGCTTACTTCCAAAATCATTGAAAACCACTTTGTCAAAAAAAGCCATTGTCTATTATAATTTTATTAAACATGATCAACCACTGCGGGAAAAAATGAAATCTGCTTTCAATATCCCGTCCCGTCTAAATACTTTATCAACTCTTCAATTTGCTATGATGTCACCAGATATGTTTTGGACTGAGATGAAACAAAATTCTGTTTTAAAACAGTTTGAATTCGATTGGTTTCAATTATACAATACTGATTCAGATAAATTACAAACCGTCGCCGATTCCTGTTTAACTACACACATTAATGAACTCGCAAATAAAAATAAAAATCTCCAACACAATTTTATTGAAAACCTTCAAAAATTCAATAATTTCCAAGAACTTTCTGCTTTATTATCAGCTGCTCGATATGATGTGTTTTTACAATGTTTGAAAAAAGATAAATCATTGTGTCCACCATTGGATGTAGATATTATATGGCATTCTCATATTTTATCATTATATGATTACCGATTATTTTGTTATAATGAATTTGGGCACTTAATAAATCACATTCTTCACTTTGACGAAAAAAATGAAGAAAACGATCAACAACGAAAGGATACCATAGAGCTGTGGAATGAATATGTTTACAATGAGTTGAATCAAGACGATTTTGTTGAACTACTTGGTATTGATACAACAAATAAAAAACTCACTGACCAAATCGATCAAGTGGATTTCAAACAATTATTTCAATATTCTTATAATCCATTTATAGTTTCTACCACAACCACAACCACTACAAATGGAAAATTACATCCAGAACAAAATAATTTAATTTTAGATTCAAATAAATTTATTTCAAAAAAAAAGGATGAGGATTGGGATTTTCTATTCTTGACACAATTAATCTTAATGAACCAACTGTTGATTTCAAATAATCATCTTAATCATCATCCCAATAATCAAAATAACCAAGACAATAAAGATAACCAGGATAGCCAACAATCCGGTGAGCCTACTTATACACCATATCATCAAGATGATTTAGATTTCAATAATTCAGAATGTGGAAGTGATCCAACATTTGTTCCAGATTTAGAACCAGATCATATAGGGTCATGTGGATCATGTGGTAGTGAATGTAGTAGTTGTGGAAGTGATTAATTTTTTCCAATAAGATAAAGATAATTTTTCAATGTTCCATTTTTGGGATATGAACCATTCTTTTTTTTTCTTTAGAAATTCTATGGTTATTTGGTTGAAATCATCTACCCATAAAATAGGCAAATCACTGAACCATTGGAATAAAATAGGATTTTTTTTAACAATTGGAATACATCCAATATATAAACATTCCCAAAGACGATGTGTATCAATACCATTTCCTTCTGGTGCAAAACAAAAAAAATAAGTTGATAATTTTTGTATATATTGCTTCCAAGACAGTTTTTTCGTACTACTTGGTTTAAAACCATTATTTAAAATTGCGTTGAATATTTTTTTTCGATCTAAGTTTGTTTTTATGGAAAAATAAAAATAAGCCAATTCCTTTTTGGAATTTTTTATGGCTTTTTGTAAAACAGAAAAATCTGATCCAGGCCATTGTGTATTTTGAATTCCAATTGGGATTCCCATTGTTTTTTTATGAGAGCCAATCATATTTTGCCCAAACCATTTTATCAAATAAGGATTATTTAATATTTTTTTATTTTTTCCACTTGGAAAATCTGAATTATGTGTTACCAAAACAAATGGATAATTGATGTGAGGCAACACAAACAATTCAAAATACTTTAATTCATCTGTTTTAACAAAAAAAAGTTTATTGGTTACATTATATTGTGGAAATCGATTACTTGTACAAATAATTTTGTTGGAATGTTTTATTAAATTTGGAAATAAAAGAAGAGTCCTTTTTTTATAAATGGATACATCACATAATTTAGAAAATTTTTCACCTGATATAAAATCCATGTTGCGATTGATTGTTATTTTAAAAGTGGTTTTTATTTTTAAGGTGTTTTTTTATTCCAACTGTAAAAACAAATTTGATTTTAATTTGTTTTTACTTTGATTCTATTAATTTTTGATTCTATTAATTATTTTATTTTTCACAATTGTTCAAAACCCAAATTCAGAGTTCGTGAAAAAATTATTAATGATAATGACAATGAATATAATGCCAAAGATCCATTTTATAAAAGATTTTATGAGAGATTTTCCAACAAATTTTTTTAAAAGTTTATGACTGACAAAATTTATTTTTGTAGTAATTCATTACAAACTTCAATCTTACAAGACAAATTATTTAATTTATATTTTTTTTGTTGCATACCAATATATGAACCCATTAATTTAAATTCATGTTTTAAAATTGTAGTTGTCCACTGTGGTAATAAAATACCATCAAGTTTTTTCAAATAAGTTTTTAGTTTGTGAGTAGTTAGTTTTATTTGTTTTTCCACCTCTTTAATTGTTATTTTCAATGTATCAATTTGTTTATTGGCATAATGATTCGGTAACCCAGGAATATAAAATTGTCGTAATAATTTATTTCGTTCAATCGACATTTTACGTTCTTTTTGTTGTTCTTGTTGTATGTTTTGTCTATGTTTACTAAGTTCTAATTTCAAATAGTAACGATTGCTTAGTAAATTGCAAATTTGCTGATAAATTTCAAAAATAGGTTTGTCCACTAAATATTGAACATCTCGTTTATGGAGACTATCCATATTCAAATTTCCATAATTTTCGAAACTACCATAATTATCAATTGCACTAAAATGTTTTATCAGTAATAATTTAGTTTTTTGATTTTTTTTGCACTTTTCAATGTTGAATTTAGTTTCATTTTTTTGTTTGCGATGTGTTTCCAATAATGTATTTATTTCTACCTTGTTTTTTTCATAATTATTTAAATGATCTTGTATGACATCTATTTTCTCTTTTTTGTTGTCTTCTTTTTTGTTGTCTTCTTTTTTGTTGTCTTCTTTTTTGTTGTCTTCTTTTTTGTTGTCTTCTTTTTTGTTGTCTTCTTTTTTGTTGTCTTCTTTTTTGTTGTCTTCTTTTT